CTATACCAGCAAGGGAAGATTAAAAGTATCTAACCCTGAAGTTGTATTTTTTAATACATTTCAGTATGGTATTGAAACTGATGTTTGGGACACGTCCACAGCCAATGGTGGCAGTGCTGCTTTCGACGCCACCATTAGTGCTGTTGCAATGTCTGTAACAAGCACACTCAATTCAGAATGTGTTAGACAGACAATCAATGTACAGCGTTACATCCCCGGACGTAGTTCTGAACTTACCTTTGCTGTTAGGTTGCAAACACCAGTTGTTGGTGTGCGGCGTAGGTTTGGTTTGTTTGACGGTGAAGACGGTATTTACTTTGAAGACAACGGTGGTGATTATGCTTGTGTCATGATTAATAGCGATGGTGGTACACCCACCATTGATCGTGTTATTCGAGACAATTGGAATGGTGATAAACTAAGTGGTGCTGGTGGCATCACTGCTGATCCAACAAAACAACAAATTATTTGTATTGATTACGAATGGTATGGTGGTGGTCAAGTTATCTTTAGCTTCATCATCAATGGTGAAAAGCAAGTTATTCACACATTCAATACCGGCAATGTGCTTTCAGTGCCTTGGTGCAAAACTCCGTTCTTGCCAATTAGACTTGAACTAAAAAACACTACAGGCGCCGCTGGCACTCACTACATGTATCAAGGAAGCAACTCCTTAGTCATTGAAGGAACAACGCTACGTCTTGGTACTTTGCAAAACATGTTGTCTCCATTGGCTGGAATAACATTAACAACTGCTAATACTTTTTACCCAGTGCTAAGCATTCGTCTTAAAAGCTCAAGGTTAAAAGGTGTTGTACTTCCCTTGTCGTTTCAAGCAGCAACAATTGACAACACCAATGTGTTTTATAAAGTTATACGCAATACAACCTTGAACGGCACATGGGTGGATATGCCAGATACTAATGCATTCACTCAATACAACTACACAGCCACTGGTGCTGTCTCAGGTGGTATTGTTCTTGATTCTGGTTATCTTCCATCTGGTGCAAGTTCTACAATTGCTCTTCCAATTGCAGCCAACTACCAAATTGGTAGAAGCGCATTAGGCACTGTGAGTGATACGTTTACAATTGCCATTGCAGCTAGCAATGCTAACAAAGATGGTGTTGCTTCATTAACATGGATTGAACAACGATAATGAGTATATCAACAAGAAATAGAACAATTGGAAAAACGCTAACAACAACCAACTCAGATGTTTATGTTGTTCCTTTGCGTTACTCTGCATACGTTGATTCTATCGTCATCGCTAATGTATCTTCTGCATCAGTTACATTTTCGCTTGATTGGTACGACAGTGCTTTGTCTACTTACTTTCCAATTGGTGGACAAGTTGTGATGAAGCCACATTCAGTAATACAAATCACAGATGGTTTTATGCTTCAATATAACGATACTTTTCGTGGCCTTGCTAGCGTCGATTCGTCTGTAACAATTTCCGTTCGTGTTCGTGAAGAATACTCGGTTGTACTTTAAAGGGTTTTATGGCTAAAGAATTATCAGAACAACATAAGAAGTTTCTGGAAGTATTGTTTGACGAAGCAGGTGGCAACATCAACGCAGCTAAACTACTTGCTGGATTCTCTGCAGGCTACAGCACTCGTCAACTAACCAACTATCTCAAAGAAGAAATTGTTGACGCCACCCAACTCTACATTGCAATGAATGCACCAAAGGCTGCGTATGCTGTTGTTGGAGCCATTGACGATCCTACGCAACTTGGCATCAAAGAAAAGATTAATGCTGCTAAAGACTTCCTTGATCGTGCTGGCTTTGTTAAAACAGAGAAGGTTATTGTTGAAGCAACTAATGGTGTTATGATATTGCCTGCGAAAGACCGCGAGGAAGACTAATGACATTAGGGGCGTGGGTGCTTCCACAACCAATTGACACCACCACCTATGTAAGCATACCAAAAATTGGCAGGACAATTCCATTTGGTTACAAGGAAGGTGTTGATGAAGGATGGCTTGACCCAATACCAAACGAACTTGAAGCGCTAGAAAAAGCTAAGAAACATTTAAAGCAGTATTCTTCAAGAGATGTTTCTGCATGGTTGACTAAGCTAACAGGTAGAACAATCTCTCACGTAGGTTTGTTAAAACGAATAAAAGATGAACAGTCCCGTAAAAGAAAGTCTGCAACTTATCGCAAGCTTGCCAAGCGATACGAAGAAGCGCTCAGGAAGGCCGAAGAGTACGAAAAGCGCATCGGAGTCAAAGAAGCAGACCCCTACCTCAGTAGTGCCAAGTATCGAAGTATTAGAGCCAGCTTCGACGATTCCAGTAGAAACACAGAACATAGTATTTAAACCTAATGCTGGCCCTCAATCATTCTTCTTAGCTGCAGGTCAGCGTGAGGTGTTGTACGGAGGTTCGGCGGGAGGCGGCAAAAGCTATGCAATGTTGGCAGACCCGTTGCGCTATATGAGTCATCCACAGTTTTCTGGGTTGTTGTTGCGACATACAACAGAAGAACTACGAGAGCTTATCTGGAAATCTCAGGAGATGTATCCAAAGATTTACCCCGGCATTAAGTGGAGTGAGCGAAAGATGCAATGGCAGGCTCCATCAGGGGCTAGATTGTGGATGTCATACCTAGACAGGGATGAAGACGTGCTTCGTTATCAGGGACTAGCCTTCAGTTGGATTGGTTTTGACGAGCTTACACAGTGGCATACGCCGTTTGCGTGGAACTATATGCGTTCACGGCTGCGTACACCTGCACCAGACTTGCCAATCTTCATGCGAGCAACGACAAATCCGGGTGGGCCGGGTCATGCTTGGGTGAAGAAGATGTTTATTGACCCTGCGCCTGCTGGAAAAGCCTTCAATGCCACCGATATTGAGACTGGGCAGACTATGTTGTACCCAAAAGGTCACAGCAAAGAGGGTCAAGCCCTGTTTAAACGTAAGTTTATTCCAGCAATGCTGAGAGATAATCCGTATTTGGCTGAATCTGGTGATTATGAAACCATGTTGCTGAGCTTACCAGAGCATCAGCGTAAACAATTGTTGGAAGGTAATTGGGATGTTGCAGAGGGAGCCGCTTTTCCAGAATTCAATAGGGCAATACACATTATTGAGCCGTTTGATATTCCACAAAACTGGACTAGATTTAGATCGGGTGATTATGGGTATGGAAGTTACAGTGCAATCGTGTGGTTTGCTGTATCTCCTAGCGATCAGCTAATTATCTACAGAGAATTGTACGTATCAAAGGTTCTTGCTGTTGATTTGGCTAAGATGATTAACCAGATTGAATCAAATGATGGGACAATGCGCTACGGTGTGCTAGATAGTAGCTGTTGGGCTAAGCGTGGTGACAGTGGCCCCTCCATTGCTGAGCAAATGATCTTAGAAGGCTGTCGTTGGCGTCCTGCTGACCGTAGTGCTGGTAGTCGTGTGGCAGGTAAGCAGCAACTCCACAGGCGTTTGCAGGTTGATCCGTTTACAGACATGCCTAAAATGGTTATAACAAGTAATTGCATCAACATAATAGCTCAGCTTCCTATCATTCCGTTGGATAAAAAGAACCCTGAAGATATTGATACCAAATCAGAAGACCATTTATATGATGCTGTAAGATATGGTATTATGAGTAGACCACGTAGCAGCATTTGGGATTATAACCCTGCTACATCGAAGGCGGCAGGAATGCCTATGGCCGATAAACTTTTTGGATACTAAAGAAAACATGGCAACTAAACAAACACAATACACACCAGATACTTCTCTGGCGTTGGCAGACATTAAGAACGTTGATAGTTCTAACTTTGATGGTGGAAGCATTATTGCATTCATTAAAGAACGTATGAGCCGCTCTGAAGAAAGTCGTCGCTCTGATGAAACCCGTTGGCTAAGGGCCTATCGAAACTATCGTGGTTTGTACGGCCCTGATGTTCAGTTTACGGAGACAGAAAAGTCTCGTGTGTTTATCAAAGTTACAAAGACAAAAACTCTTGCAGCCTTTGGGCAGATTGTTGATGTGTTGCTTTCTAACAACAAGTTCCCTATTAGCATTGACCCTTCAGTGTTGCCAGACGGTATTGTTGAAGACGTTCATTTCGATCCTAAAGAACCACCATCACCTGAAAAACAGAAGATGAACATTCCTTACGGTGAAGATGGAAGTGCTGGCATCACTGCTGGCTTCTCCTTAGACACCTTGGAAGAAATGCTTGGGTCGATGAAAGAAGAACTTAAAGACCTTCCTAATCTAAAGAAAGGCCCCGGCGTTACACCAACCGCCATCACCTTCAGCCCAGCTATGGTGGCTGCAAAGAAGATGGAAAAGAAAATCCATGACCAGCTTGACGAAAGCAATGCATCAAAGCATCTTCGTTCTGTTGCTTTTGAAATGGCATTGTTTGGCACAGGCGTTATGAAAGGCCCCTTTGGTACAAACAAAGAATATCCTAATTGGGATGAAGACGGTAAATACAATCCACTAATTAAAACTGTACCAGAACTCTCTAGCGTTTCCATCTGGAACTTCTATTGGGACTCTGATGCAAACAATACCGACGAATGCCAATATGTAATTGAGCGTCACAAACTCAATCGCTCTCAAATGCGAGCATTGAAACGCCGTCCTTTCTTCCGCTCCAATGTGATTGATCAAGTTATTGAAGAAGGCGAATCTTACTCAAAGAAATATTGGGAAGACGATTTGAAAGACTTCGCTCCTAACTTTGGAGTTGATCGTTTTGAAGTGTTGGAATATTGGGGCAGTGTTGATATTGACATGCTCATTGATAACGACATTAACATTCCTTCAGAGCTTGATGGTGAAGGTGAGTTGCAAGCAAACATCTGGTATTGCAATGGCAAAATCATTCGTCTTGTGTTGAACCCTTTCAAGCCTTCAAAGATTCCCTACTACGCTGTGCCGTATGAACTAAACCCATACTCGTTGGCTGGTGTTGGCATTGGTGAAAACATGGACGACACA